AGATCATGGAATGACTTGACTGTTTTTTCAAGTTCTTTAGCGAATATTTCTATTGCGAATTTGGCCAGCTTACTACCAGCTTCACCAGCAGATTGAGCCAAATACCCAAGAGCACTAGTAACTGAACCTGCAACTACCCCTAATGGACCAAGGGCGGCCATTGCGGGTCCTACTGCTTGGAGAGTTTTACCTAGTCCTGTAGCCGCGGCACCGGCGATGTCAATGCCTGCATTTAACACCGTGCTGGTCAGCTGGGTAGAAGAAGCTCCATCCTGTAGTCCACGAACAAATTTACCTGTGCCGGCGATCGTTGCCTTACCTAATTCATCACCAAAATATTCAAGTTGTTCTACAGCATTTCGATAGGCAGCCTGTTCAAGAAGCGCCGCACGTTGTTTTTGTAATTGTACAATCTTATCTTTTGTTGCCGAATCCTGTGTCTGATCTGATAATTCTTCAATAGCGTCATTTAGTTGTTGCAAGACATACAGTTGATCTTGAAACCCTTTGGTACCTCGTTCGATACCTTTGTTGAGTTTTTTAATTTCTTTATCAAAATCTGCTGTGTTTTTTTTAACTGATCGGAGAAATGAGACTAGTGAACCATTAACTAGGCCAAATTGGTCTTCAACTTCACTTAATCGATCTATTAGAGCTTGGGCGTCTATATTATCAGCCATATATTTTTAAACCTGAAAAATTCATACAATAAATATAGTATACGGTACTACTCTATTATTTATAGGATTTCAAACCATGGATCAAACTACAACCGCAGTCGCATCAACTAATCCCCTAGCCAAGCATTTCCGCCAGCCCAGCATCTATTTTAAACTACCCAGCGGTGGACAATACTGGCCCAAGGGCTCATTGGATCTACCACCCAATGGTGAAATTGGTGTGATGAGCATGACCACCAAAGACGAGATCACGCTGAAAACGCCAGATGCTCTACTCAATGGTCAAGGGGTAGTTGATGTCATACATAGCTGTTGCCCTGCTGTCAAAGATGCATGGAAAATGCCCAGCATAGATGTTGATGCAGCACTTATAGCCATACGTATCGCCAGCTATGGTAATCAGATGGACTTTAGTGCCAAGTGCCCACACTGCACCCAATCTAACGAATATGCTATCGATCTGGGCAAGTCTTTGATCAGCATCACACCACCAGATTATACCATACCATTAAGCGTGGATGGGCTCAAGATACGTGTGCATCCACAACCGTATTTCAGCATGAACAAGACCAATATGATCGCGTTTGAGGAACAACAGATCATGCGAAGTCTGGCAGGTTTAGAGGACAATCCTGAAGAAGCCAAGGCAAAATTTGATCTACACATAGCCAAAGTCATAGAATTGAATATCGCCCTATTAGCCAACAGCACCAAATCGGTCGAAACAGAGTCGGGTGATTTAGTCACCGATCCTGATCATATCACAGAGTTCTACAACAATGCAGACAATAGGATCATCAAGAAAGTACAGGGTTACCTAGCTGAGCTAAGTGAACAAGCCGCTATCAAACCAGTTGATGTTACCTGCTTGACTGAGGAGTGCAAGAAAGAATTCCCAGTGAACATCACCTTTGACTACGCGAGTTTTTTCGCATAAGGCTCTTAACACTAGATAACGACGCAGTCGCGGCCTTGATCGAAGGCTACGAAAAAGAGGTAAGAGCCTATAGAGATGATGCGCTGAGAATGGCCTGGTACATGCGAGGTAGTATATCTTACGAAGATGCTATGCAGTTGAGTTTTAATGATCGTGAACTAATCAATAAGATCATCAAAGATAATATAGAAACCACAGAAAAAACCAAACTACCTTTCTTTTAGGAAGATAGTTATCTCAAAGTTACAACCATTAACCTATCATATTAAAGTTTTCCTACGACTCTAAATAGATTACCCATTGCGAAAGCAGTGTTGGTTTTAAAGGAGACTCCAGATAATGGAAATCTTAGCTACAATTAAGAAATGGGCGGGTGCCTTGTCAGATACAGCAGTCAGCGTTATTGCATTGCTTATCGTGTTAGAAGTATTACTCAAGGGAGCAGCCATCCCATTCCTACCAGCAGTTGACGTTATTGGTAACGTTACTGGAATCGTCAAAGCATTAGGCGGTGAAGGTGTTGTTGGTCTAGTGGCAGTATGGGTACTGTATTCAATTTGGAAGAACAAATAGTCGTATAAGTTCTTTTTGGTTATAGACAAGCGTAAGTATTCATTTGCTTACGCTTTTTTGTTGACACCGTTTTAAGATGTCTACGACATCTGCATTTCGCTTGCGCTCATGCTTTTCTTTCTACTCTAATAACTTTGATTTATTATTAGTTCTTCATGCTTTATCTAGATCTTTCAGTCGTAATTTACCTACAACAGGCAAATTACAACGAAGACTTTATCTGAGTCCTTCTCGCGTACTAACTAAAAGAGATTGTAATCACATACACGGAAGCGGTCAGCCTGTACTCCCTACTCTAGATTCATCTGGCGGTAGCATCTATAGCCATAGTTAGCTAACTATAGATTGCTCTCGGGTCGGTTTGTTTCGGAGCCCGAATCTTTTGGTTTTTACACCTAAATTGATATTGCCTGGCCGTCATGTGCTTAGTCTTATCTAAGCGTTCCACGTGCGGTACTTAAACGTAGCACGATCTCCTCATGACACAGAACTATGTCTGCAAAAGGGCTCTTAATTTGTTACCGTATATTAAATGATATTGAATAAAGTCGTTGCTGTGAAAATTAATAGTTGCTGTGCCAGAAGTTGTCCAATACGTTGTGTAAGTTGAGTTTGATTTAGTATCAGTAAAGTTGCCAATTTGGTATAAAACATTTTTAGGTAATTTTATACCTCCTAGCCACAAATCTTTTAATTTTATAAATGTGCCTGTGGGATTGTCTATTGCTAGTGTAAGTGTGTTTGGGAATTCAATTTTATTTTCTATTAATACTTCTTGTACATTGTATATTGTTTGTAAAACATTTTTATGTCTGTCAGATACGATTATTCTAGTACTGTCTGAACCAATTTCTAATAATAATTTAATATTAGTAAGCATCAAAATTAAAACCGCATTCCTCTTGACATAATTTAACAAGTTCACTGTGATACTGATTTCGTTGCTCTAGGCTGATCTTAGATTTGACATTGACCCATTGTGAGCCACTTTCTATATTAATAATACCCAATTCTTTACTTTTTTTATTTAATGCAGTATTAGGTAATATTACTAATTTATTTAAAAATAGTCTAGCCACTGGATTTATTGCATATTGTTTTCTATCTTTAAACCACTGCTTTGTATACTCATAATCTTCTAGTGTTTCTGTGGTATATCCCGTGATAATCATAATGTTTAGTTTGACATTATATTTTTTAGCCATTTCAAGATGATAATCAATATCTTCATTTGAAAAATTTTTACCTAATTCTGATCTGACTGTAGGTATTACACTCTCTACTCCCAATGCTAGTGTACCATTAGATGCACTTATATTCTCCCATAAACTTTCTGGGTGGTGTTTTGCAGGTCTGATAATAAATGAGGCATTCCATGAAAATTGTTCTGGTCTACATTTATCTTTATTATAGTCTACTATCAACTCTATTAATTGAGTAAACTCTTTAAGATTTCCGTTGCTAATACTACTTCTAAAATCAAAATTTTTAATTTTATATTTTTTGTGTTGTTCTAACATTTCTAAAAAAAGGCTATTAGCTGATCGATATCTGAACTTATTCCAAAATTCAATCACATCACAAAATTCACAACGTCTAACACATCCTTTTGCATCAACAATCGGTATAAATGGACGGCTATACCAGAAAAAATTATAATCTGAATAGTCGGGTATGGGTAACTCATCTAAAACTATTTTTTGATCCCATATTTCAGAATTAATTCCCGGATAGGATAAATTGCCTTTTATATACTCTACAAAACTTTGATCACCATCTCCAGTGATATAAGCATCTATTAGATTTTCACTTTTTAATTTCTCTTTAAAGATAGAATCATCGGAACTTATTTCATATTTTGTTCCCGGTCCACCTATAATAATTTTACAGTTGGGTGCTAATTCACGCAATAGTACACATAGCCAAACAGTAAAAGTTTGGCATTCATAGGTTAATAAGCTAAGTCCTATTATAGTAGGATTATTAGTTAGTATCCTATTAGCACAGTAATGTAATATTTGACTAATATATTCAACGGCTTCATCATGAATAATTTCATGATAATAAAAATCCTCCAATTGTTTTGTCAACGGATGATTTTTAGTTTTAACTAACACTTCTATATTGAGATCTAATGCAATAGAAGATATATTATTCTTTTCTAAACATGCTTTTAATACCGCAGGGGCTGCCATTGGGGCTGTTGGAGTATCAACATACGGTATCGCTGCGATTACAACATATTCATTCAACGTTATTTCCTATTTTGTAAATTTTATGTCTTTAACGGAATTCTTACCAAGTTTAATTTGTATGATACCGTTGTAGTTGTTTTCTTTCAACAGCACGCCTTCTTTAAATTGATAGTACGCTTCCATGTAGTTTGTTTCACCGCGGCTCTTACATAAATGTATGATCTCACGTGTAAACTTGTCTTTTCCTAGCCTAGCCATATCTTCAACTAGTCTAGCAGATGAACCCCAATAGTCTTTCCAATCAGTCTCAACTGTTTCCCTGCGCTTGTTTTTCTTGCCTTTTAGAGGTGGTCTCTTTTTGATGGTAGTAAAATATTTGCGGCCTATATAATCAAAGCCATTTGTGGTATTTGTTATTCTGTAGATAAAACCATAGTTGTCAGCGATATCCTCAGACTCAAAAGTTTTACCGAGATAAGTCCAAGGATAATCATATGACATAGAGATATTTATTTAGAACCTAGTGCGTTTTTCTTCTCTTGGATTTCTGCACGTCTGGCTTTTGCTAATTTAGCTAGATCACCTAATGCGCCACGAGCACGTGCCGCTGAAGCTTTAACTCCCTTGCCTTCAAATTTTTCTGATTCTGCTTTGTATAGTTCAACTGCTGCTAAAATATCATCATGAATTGCCATGTTTACTTTTCCTTTTTAAAATTATACTGCTAATCTTGCTTGTTTCCTAGCGATTTCTCTAGAGAGTTTTGCTTTATCTTTCTTACGTTGTGTTTTATCTAACATCGCTGTTAATTGTGCGACATTCAATGGGCCCAGTCTGGTTTTACCATTACGTGTTAACATTGGGTTAGCTTTCCTTTTACCTGGATGTACTCTTGCTGTTGCTCCACCTGCCATGTTTTTCTCCTTCTATATCTTATATAGTTTAATTTATTTTATCTACTATGCAAATTGAAATTCTACTTCTCTTTGCCATTGATTAGTGAAACTAGTTCCAAAAACATTTTTAGTGCAGGTTGCTACACAAATATTATTTGGCGCAGTACTAGCCCAAGATTTTTGTATACTATCAAACTTATCGATAGAATTCTCACTTGGACCCAACCAGCAACAAGGATATATTATACCCTTGGCTGATATATAAAGACTAGATTCTTTAATCGCCTGACAGTCAATCTCTCCTTCATTTACATTTGGGTCCTTCCATGCTACCGGTGGCTTTAAAAATTCTATAGGGTGTGTTTTAAATCTTTTACTAACTTTAGCACGAAACCATTTAAATCCCATATCTTTTGCTGTCTGTTGTGCTAAGTCAATCTGATGTTGATTGTGTTCAAATACCAACATTTCCCAATGTGCAATTCCACCGGCACGAATAAATGCTTGGGTATTTTCTAAAACTTTAGTCCATTTAACATTTACTCTGTAGATATGATTAGTATCTTCGAGCCCATCAATACTAAACACTACATAATCTCTAGGTTGATTTAATAGGTCAGCTAGTTCTTGCCACCAACTTGTATTACGCAGCCCGCCATTGGTATTCATACCTAATGTTATTGTGGGATTTATACTACGAAAATATCTATAAATTTCTAATGTATGTTTACCCGCCGCGGGATCACCATAGGTACCACACATAAACATCTTATTTAAATTTTTAATAGTATCCACATCAACGATAGACTTAATTTGTTCTACAGTTAGATGATGTAGATCATTTTTATCAAACGTTATATCTGTTTCTCGTAAACACTGCGGGCACGCAGCATTACAGGCATCAGTGGGCTCTAAATGTAGAACTTGAATTTTTTGATCATTTAGTTTTAACATTAATTACTAAAGTTAAAATTAACAGAGGTCACTATTTCTTCAATACAAGAATTAGAATTTAAAGACAAAATCATTGCGATTTGATCGCAAACATTATTACAATCGACTCCGTTGCCAGTCCAGCTGGCACGACTTCTTGTAAGTTCTGTATCTAGACGATCTAAGGTCAACAATGTAGTTTTAAACTGTACTAAATTATCCTTGAATGCTCGGCTTGACTGTAGGCTAGCATGTTTTAGTGCGGCTTTAGCAACACGATAGGTTTCAAAACTAGGTTCTGGAGCAATAATAGTGCGCTCACCAACACTGCCAATGTTAATTATATATCCTTTTTTGTTATTAGTTTTCCATGCCGTATAGACATCATGTAATACCTGTACTTGTCCAAAGTTAGCCCATTCTTCTTGCGGTGGTCCATCAAAAGCATTGTTAATAAACACATCATAGTCTAATGATTTTTCTGCTATTGCTTTGGTATCTTTAGTAATATCTAATCCATCTACACGACTTATAGAATCTGCAGAAAAATGATTAACCAAAGTTAATCCTAGTCCACGATTACCACCTGTTACTAGCATTTTCATCTTATACTGCCCCCTTGATCCCATACCTTGGATAATTTACTACCACAAGTCATGGCGCACTCAAATATCCTACCATTGTCTAAATCTTTGCTCCAACTATCAACGATATGTTGCCAAAATCCATTAGCAAATATATCTTGCAATGAATTAAAGTGTATATCTAAATTGTTGCGACCATATTGTTTAATTAATTCTTGTATTTGATTTTTACCATTTACATTACTTAATTCATTGTGTCCGGGTAAGGTATCTGCGTCATGAAATCTCTTATCATATAGATTATGTGTAAAGAAGTTACACGGCATGACCAGTCCTTCACCTGTTATTGCTACTTTCTTTCCTAACAATGCATCACAACGTATTTCTGTAGAATCAAAGTAGTCTTTTATATTATTGTACTCGTTCTTAAGTTCTGTCAACCTAATCATTGAACGATTTTTATATTGTGGATTAACTGGTGGTTCTAATGTATATCCGGGTGCAGGCCACACAGTCATTTCTTCTACTAGGGCGTGATTAAAAAATCTACCTGTGTTACGAGGCAAGAACGATTCAAATCCCATATCTCGACTTAACTGTTTAGCTTGCTCGACTTGATGCTCATTGTGACGAAATACAATATAGTTCCACTGTGCCTTCCCACCTGCCGATATAAATGCACGGGTATTAGCCATAACTTTATTCCAACCGACATTGCGTCTATATAAATGATTGGTATCTTCTAATCCATCGATACCAAAATCTATTTTACCATATCCGTTTAGTATAATAGCTAATTCTGCCCACCACTCGGGACTGCGTATACCACCATTGGTATGTAAATACAACCATACAGTAGGACTCTTATTACGGAAATCTCTAAGTATGTCTAAGAAGTCAGGGTGTGCAATGGGATCACCATAACTGCCACAAAAAAATACTTGTCGTAATCTACTAACTAGTTCTACAGGAAAAGCATGATCAATAGTCTGCCGATCTAAATAAACTACAGGTAAATGCGGATTAACCTTACCACCATTGATGTTGCGAGGACACTGCGGGCAAGCTGCGTTACAATTGGTTGTAATTTCAATTTGATATTCATCAATAACAGAATAGTCAAACATTAGATAATCTCAACATCGGTATTGTAACTAGTAAAGCCGTTTTCTTTGACAACGGTTAATACATTATTTACACGACCACCTAGCTCATCTCTATGTGATACTAACCAAATTGATTTGTGTGCATCACGGCTCATCTTCTTAAGAATAGCCATGGCATTCTCTACACCCGACGCATCCATGCCCGAATCAATCAATTCATCAATGAATAACAAGTTAATAGGTTGATATAAACTTTCCCACACATCACGGAAGCTCCATGACAGTGAAAGTATAAGTCTATTGCGCTCACCTCTTGACAAATTATCAAAGTCTAGTTCACGTCCTAGTTCAGTGATGTTTACACTCAGGTCATTCATAAACACCACGGTATGGGGTAAGCCAATACGGTCAAGATATTGGCTCAGTCTGGCGTTCAAGTAGCTCAGATTTTGATCGATGATTCTCTTACGGATATAAGAATCTTTATTTGTTAATAGTTTGTATAGGAATTCTTGATGATCTTTAACACGACTAAGTTCATTCATCTTAGTATAATCAATCTCAGCAAGTGCAGTGGCCTTCATATCTGCGATCTGTTCAGTGTAGGGATCTTCTTCTACGGTCTTGCTGGTGATCTGTTCTTGTATGCTGGCGATACTGCTACGATGTTGAACGGCAAGACTTTCATTGTCATAGAATGTCTTAGGCATAGATCCAAGCTCACCTAATCCTTGTTTGACTAAGATCAATGCTTCTAAATCTCCAGCATGGACTCCTTGCTGTGTTTCTGCATCTTTAAGTTTGCTTTCTTTAACGGCTAGTAACTCTTCATGTTTATTATCATGTAAATCTTGTCCACAGGTATTACATTTATGTTCACGCAAGATAGCGATGTCACCAGTTAAGTTAGCAATGCCCTTGACTTCACGAGATAGATCCTGCTCACTACGTGCTATGGCTTTGTCTAAATCTGTAATATCTTTACGCTTTTGATTGTATACCGATAATTCTTTGTGTGCGAAAATCTCTGCATCGATATCTAATTTAAGTAATTCATCTAACGCTGTCTGTAATTTAGCAACATCATCCTTGCGTTTAGTTAACCAAAGCATTTGTCTACGCTGTGTAGCTTCAATTTGTTCTTCAATACGCTTATTGGCATCAGACACTGCCTTGATGTTGGCTTCTTCCTGTTGTATGGCGTCCTTTGTAGCCTTACTTTGCTCTTTGAGTAGTTCTGCTTTCTCACTCAATAAAGTAATACCCAACAGTTGCTCGATTATAGCACGCTGATCATTTGGCTTTAATGCTAGAAATGGTTCTGTGTATGTATTCAGAGCCACCACGTGCTTGAACATCTCATGCCTCATGCCCAATAAACGTTCAATTTCTTGTTGTGTTTCACGACTGTCGCCCTGACTGTTGTCGTCTTTGGCTTCTTGTTCCTGTTCACCTATGTAGAATTTTAATACATTGGGTTTACGTCCACGTTCAATCTTATAGTCAACACCATTGACTTCAAAGTCGATAGTGACCAGCATGGCTTTAGTGTTAGTCTTATTAACTAAATTATCTTTACGTATGTTAGTCAGTGCTGTTCCATATAAGGCATAGCTCAGAGCATTAATAATTGTAGTTTTACCTGTACCATTACGTGCACCTGTATCATCACCGCCTAGGTCAATATTTTCACCTAGAACTAAGGTCAAGTCCTTGCGATCAAAATTAACAGCCTGAGTCGAATTACCCACGCTCATGAAGTTCTTAACGGTTAGATATTTTATTTTAAACAATTTTATTTGCGCCTTTTAAGTATTCGTTGATCTTGGTATTTCGCAAATTACTATTAAACCAATCTAGTTGTTCGCCAGATTGCGATGTTATTAGGTATCCTAGATACGCAGTTTCCAAGATATCAAAATTTTCAGTTTTATTTTTAAATTCTTCCTTGTGCTTTAAAAATCGCATATTTGTTTCATTTAATTTCTTGTAGCATTTTAAAAAATGTTTTAGATTAAATACTGGTAACCGCTTTAATTTATCTACCAATACGTCAACATCATTAAAATCGTCATATTCAATATTAATATACTGATCATTGGTACGTGCGGCGATAATTTTAAATTCTGCATTTTTTTCTATTAGCAAAAAATAAAAATATTCGATGGCAGCATTTTTACAGTAGTCTTCAGAAGATTCACTAGTGATATTGTAACTACTTGTAAAATGTTTTACTAACTGATCAAATGCGATAGTACCTACACCTTTAGTATACAAGGAATTAAGTAAATCGTCAACCATTATACCTATTTCGCAGGTCTTTTCTAAAAAATTATACAAGAACCAAATAAAATTTTCTTCTTCAACATATAAATTTATAACATGATTATAAGATTCTGATTTTAAATCTTGTTGATAATAATACCAGTCAAAATTTGAACCCTGATATTTAAAGTTACGTTCTGCAATTACCGTTAATTGAGAATCTTTATCCAATGCTGACATAAGCCAGTTTTGATATAAGCCGGGTAATCCCAATAGTGCTATTGAATTTGACATAACTTTAACTTTATATTTGACTAAGAATCATTGGTTGACCTTTTATGTCGGTATTGTTGTTCAATTTTTTCAATCTTATCGAGTACATCCAACGATAAAAGACTGCAAATATTCTTAGCCAATGTAAATTGATATTCTAAACACGGAACTGCATTATTATCTGTGTGATCATGAAATTTGTAATTATCAGATTCTATATAGTCGTTGTATATAATATTGGTTTGTTCGGGCAATATTTCATATCCCTCCAGAACTAACAATGTAATATCTTTTGTTTGGCAATAAAATTTTAGTAATTCTAATTTAACTTGTATATCCTGTAATTCTAATCTAGGACTGTATAACCATTCCGCCCATAACTGTTTAGATTGATGCTCTAAACTACAACTACTAGGCCAAATTCCATCGATGGTAAAATTTCTTAGAGTATCATTAGACACAAGCTCATCATACCTTGATTGATTTATTTCTACATCTAATTTACCTAAAGAAGTTAGCTGGATTATAACAATATCTATGGTATTAGATAGCACATATTCGATGGCACGATTTAAAATCCACTGATTACTAACAGCAGGGCCACCAACATCAGTGATATCCAATCCTGCTACCTTAAAGATGTTAACCCAAGTTTTGCGCTCTTGGCCGCTCCACGAAATCCCACATCCGCTAATTAAGATTTTTTTGTCTGACAACGACTGTATCCTTATTCTGATGATTAAATACTATTGCTTTAGTTTGATCTGGACATTGCGCACAAACTGATTCGGGTTTATTAATTAAACTTATAAAAGTAGTCAGATCATCAGTGCTAGCCATAGGTTGATATCCTAACCAATTTTCTTTGGTATAGTCTATGACATTGGCTACTGCTGGACATTTGTATAGTTTGTTTTTATACAGCACAGGCGTATCCGGAGATCCACAGATGGCATGTGCGCTATAAGGATCGCCCAGGGCGGCAATTGGTCTACCATTTTGTAACTGGTACGGAGCAATAAATTCGCCAAATTTACTTTTATATATCTTGAATCCGGGTCTAGACCATTCTAATTGTTTGTGGTTGTTGGTGTGTTTAGTTACATGCCAGTCTTTATATAGCAATAAAATATTTTTTATTTTTGCATTTATAAGATGTTCGTGATCTAAACGATGTATACTAACTTGTATTTCAAATGGACTATAATTAAACCATATGTTGCTGGAAAAATTATCCAATAAATATCCGTTAGTAATTAAACGTATTGTTGCATTAGGCCAGCGGTCTCTCACAATTTTACAAATTTCTGGTAGTTTAGGGTGTAAGGTGGGCTCTCCTCCAAATAATGTAATAACTTCTGGAGACAGTATTGTATGCCATTCCTCACACCATGTAGCTATATCTTCTATAGATACAACTCCGTCACGATCAAAGTCGCTCAGACTTATGCAACCTTTACATGCTAGGTTACAACTGTAGGCAATCATAAAATCAAGACGGGGTATATTGTGCATTTTCAAAATCAGTCTTATATACTTGTAATAAATCAATATTTACATCAATTTTAAATACAGTCTGAATAGCATCTTTAACCCATTGCGGATCATTGATTAGTTTTTCATACGGAATCACTAAGTTATAATTAAAATCTGGCTCTTCTTCTTGTGTATACAATTCTTTAATATTCTGATCTCTATTTTCCTTACTAGGATTTATACCTTTGGAAATTAAAAATAAGGACAAATTATCCATTTTATGATCTATTTCATTTAAAAAATTCGTATTAGAGGCAGTTTGATTTAGTATCTTAACTAAACCAATAAACATAGGCATGGTTGACTCTCTTGTTAACAATACTTTATAAAGTTGTTGTTGTTTGATATAGTCCCACAATTCATTTGTTGGATTACTAATACGTAAACTGTTCACATTTTTTAATAGTCTTGCACCTAAGTAAGTTTGTCGATGGGTAGGTACTATTTCGTATAGAGTATTATGTGCTTTCTTTAGAGTAGGGCATGGGTGAGGTTTTAAAAACTCTTGTGCAAATATATCGCTGACTTTGTATCTGCCAGTACTAGTTTTAAAATAGTCAATAGATTGGCATTGCGGAGATTGACTTAAAATGTAACTTAAATATTCTCCACCAGCTCCTTGATCGTAGTCAACAAATAAAAACGGCATTATAGATGCCTATAGATATCTAATAGTAAATTTGGATCGTAGTGTTCACTGGCAATGTTAGTCAATTGACTAGTAACAATGCTGTCAATACTTTCAAATTTAATATTGCCCAGCATGATATCTGTGCCAATGTCAGCATTCTTAACTGGTAATAATGTTAATTCACGTAGTTGATATGTGCCAACAAATGTTTCTTTGATAAATGTTGCTTCTTCGTAACTGATGTCGATGTCTAGATTAACACGACAATGCATGCTTGGTAATAGCAATGCTTCTGGTGTTTTAAGTACATCACTTAAATTATAAACACGATATCTAGGCTGTCCTGGCCAAGTACGGAACACAGGCTCCTGTCCCCATTCAATGATCATCATACCACGATCATCATCACCAGCATCGGCATAATTATGCGGGAAACAATTACCCATATAGGTAATATTGCCACGTGTCTGACGTTTATGGAAGTGTCCAGTGAATACCTTTTCTACACCGTTGAATGCGCCTTCTTTGATCTCACCAGTGTCTGGCATAGCAACCATGGCATTCATATAGAAGTGTGGTAATTCCAAATGCCCAAACATATACTTGGCTGAAATCTTACCTAGTTTCTTATGATCATCGCCGACTAGCCAAGGAACGATAGACACATCACCTTCTTTATAAAAGTCATTGATGATCTCAATGTTAGGAATATGTCTAGCCCACTCTGCTGATTGGATATCACGTTTATCTCTATAGTATAAATCGTGATTGCCCGGAATAAAGAACACACGATCAAAAGCCTTGCCCAATAATTCTAGGGCAGTGAGGCTATAATTCAGTGTGACTATGTTGATTGCCGCTCGATTGTTATGCCAGTCACCTGTCATAAAACAGGTATCACAGCCCTCGGCCTTGGCGGTTTCTATAAACCATTTAACAAAGTTAAGACAATCGTCGTTGTGTGTACTACTGTTAGACTTTAATCCAAAATGGATGTCAGTCAGAACAGCTGCTTTCTTGAATAGATTAGCCATAGTTATATTATACGCAAGTTAAGAGTAAAGTGCAAATCTTATATTGCCAATTATTCTTCGTAGTGTCCGCCACCAGCACCCCAGTCGCCTTGACGTGTGTAGCTTGGTGAATAATTATTCATCTCTAAAATATCATCACGGATATTTTGGTTACGTTTTTCTATATTAAGTACACGAGTGAAGCTGTTGGTAATAGCCGCAGTATAGTAGGCAAATGGATTTTGACTTTTTGCTTCATCAAACTGTAGACCGATCTGTGATAATTGTAATAATGCTTGGCTACGCATCTCATCGTTGTAGGTATACCCACGCCAGTTACTACGAGTAGCGTAGCGTTCACATAGTTTAATAAACATGTGGGCCAGTTTAGCAGTCATCGTACCGTGATCTTTGCTAAATTTACCTTTTTCTAAATCACCTTTCCAATGGCTTTTGCCCACACACACAGGAGTTAATTCTTCAGTTACACAATAGTGTTGGAATGGCGGAAAGTTAACCTTGGTATACTTGGTCGCGCCCTTGACTACCATGGGTTCGTCATACTCAGTTTCAAAATTATCTTCATCGGAATCATATTCTTCTTGTGCTTTGGCATCGGCTTTTTTCTGTTTAACATCGTCGATTGGTACGTGTTCCCAGGTCATGACACGGAACACCACATCTGTTACGGGAATATCTTTAGTTGGGATTAGGAATTCATCTAATTTACGTTTATTACCTAATAATAGTTCTGCTTCTTGTGCTTCTTTAGCTAGCCGTTCTGCACGAGCTTTACGTGCTTCTTGCACAGCCTTCTTAGTGATCTTGTCAACGCCATAGATGATTGCATCATAACTTTTTACTTCGTCGCTGACGAAACTACAGTAAGTTAGCTTACTTTTTGCGATTTCTTTAAGAATATCTTTATTGTTTAGATAATTTACCTTTCTAGCCATGTTTACGTTTCCTTTTAAACTACTACTATTATACAACCTATAAATACATAAAAGCAAGAGGTATTTATATTATGGCCTTACCAGATTTTTCCAGCATAGCTAAATCCATTTCCAGTGGCGCCCAAGGTCTTACGGTACCTAAGAGCAGTGGCACTGCATTTGACCTATTAAATCCTGCAAATGCACGCAGGGCCATATCAGGGTTGAACATAGGTGGTAAAGGTGGATTCGCTAAGGCCTTAACTAACATAGGGTTTGCTGGTGGTGCTGGTGGCGGCGCTAGTGCGGCTGGTGAAGATGATTGGCGTGTTAGATTAAGTTTAGCTGATAGTGCTACCATATTTTATAAAGACACATCCACCCAAAATTCTATCATGGCTCCCTTGGTTGAAACAAATGGAGTCATCTGGCCATATACGCCTAGCATCACAGTCAGTCATGTGGCCAACTATTCAACTGCCGTGCTTACACATAGTAATTATTCCGCGCACTTCTACAACAACTCAGATGTGAATGACATCACTGTTACTGGTGAATTCACGGTACAGAGCGTAGAAGAAGGCCAATATCTGATGGCAGCTATATATTTCCTTAGAGCATCAACTAAAATGTTCTTTGGCCAAGGTACTAATGTAGGTAACCCACCTCCTATCTTGTTCTTAGATGGTTATGGCAGCCACTATTTCCCACATGTGCCCTGCGTGATCACCAATTTTACCCATACTCTGTCCAATGATGTAGACTATCTACAGGTGCCTATCACGCAGACTACATTGGAAGACGTAACAGTAACAGCTCCTGATAATCCCAACGGTGGAGTCAGTTTCCTTGATAACAAAGGCATTGAAAATACACCTAGTTTGCTGAGAAGCAACAAAGGACCAACAGCCACTACACAGAAATTTAGCAGCATAGTATCAACCACACGTGTGCCCACAGCCAGCTCAGTGTCAGTGACCTTACGACCTGTGTACAGCAGGAGAAATCTACACGATAGATTTAATCTCAATGATTTCGCACAGGGCAAACTTATCGGTGATAAGAAGACAGGTTATGGAGGATTTCTATAATGGCAGTGAACTACAGCAAGACCAGCCCATACGCCAACACTGAAACCTTTGCTTTTTTCTTAGATGTGGCAAACATACCCGTGATTCCATACGATCCCAGTGATACAGCTTATCGCATAGACAATATCTATGAACATCGCCCTGATCTGTTAGCATTTGACCTGTATGGTGATACTGCACTTTGGTGGGTGTTCTCGGTGCGCAATCCCAATGTCCTACAGGATCCCGTCTATGATTTTCTTCCAGGTGCCACAATCTTTATCCCAAACAAGGACACCCTAACCGCCGCGTTGGGTTTATAAGCAATGGCAACACAACCAGAAACTCAAGATACTGCACAGCGAGATATTGAAAATACTACCTCACCTGCCGTGATTGCTGGTGGCTCCAGTGCATTATCCACCCGCGGAGTTAACTTTCTTGAAAACAATGGTATACAAAACTTTCCAACCTCGCTTAAAGGCAAGGTCGAACCACCAATGGAGCTGGATTTTACCTTACCACCGAATCCAATAATTTTAACTACTCCCACAATAGAGACCACCGCGCCCAGGATATATCCAGATCAAGTAAATATAAACGAAGTATTGCCTAATGTCCTACACAGTTATGCCAGCTATACCTATGGACTGAGCTTGTCCCTATTGACAGAAATCGAATATAATCTTATACAAGAAAAAGGGGAATATAAACCAAATAGAGTATTGATAGCCAGTGCTGGTAGATACAATAATATTCCAGGCCCTACGCAGTTCATCCGCAGTCCATATTTCAAAGAAGATTTTTATTTTGATGGATTTAAATTAGACACAGTGGTAGGGTTGAATGCAGAATCAAGGAGCACTAATGCTATAAAATACAATTTTACCCTGATCGAACCTTATGGATTCACTCTAATAGATCGTATCATTAATCTCGCCAATAGTTTAGAGGTTTCCAACTATCTGGACATGCCTTATCTGCTGCAGATTGACTTTTTTGGTATGGACGACTCAGGACAGATAACTGGTGTAATCCCCGACACTACCAAGCGCATACCCATAAGAATACTCAAGTTGGATGTCAAAATTACCAACAGAGGTGCCGAATATTCGATAATGGGTACACCATACAACCACAGTGCTTTTGATCTTACAACTTTAAGTGTTCCAAATATTGTTGAGGTTGAAGCCAAGACGGTAGCACAATTTTTCCAAAGCGATGTAGTCCAAGGTGATACCACGAATACGACAGGTCAGAGAGAAAAAGGTATAACAACTCCTGATGGTGTGTTCCAACCGCTTAGTAATATAAATCAGAGCCTGCTCAGCACACAAACCAGGAGACAACTTGGTTTATTTGCTACTAGTTTTGGTACTGCTCTGAATAATCATCAAAAGGCCTTGGTCATAGATGGTAAGATAGAATATGCAGACAAATATTTTTTCAATATTGATCCAGACATTGCGCTGAAAAAGTTTGTAGAGGGCTCTTTTTCAACACCCAAAAACGCAGGGATGGTAATCATCAACAGCGGTTCTGGGTTGACCAAGGATAACAATACAAGAAAAGGTGATATTGGAAGTGATCACAGCTCATACAGCCTAGATAGTAGATTATTCACTATCAATCCAGGTACTTATATAGATCAGGTCATATCTTGGGTTATACGCAACAGCGAATACGTGACTGAACAGATAGTCATACCAGAGGACTTTGTAGATAAACAGGATTATATTGACAAGCTGGCAGAGAAGAAAAACTCACCATTGAAATGGTTTAAAGTAGTGCCAGAGATAAAATTGGGACCATTTGATAGGATTAGGAAGATATTCTCCAGAGAAATCACATATAATATTCAAAAATATGAAGTGCGCAATTTAAAAATTCCTCTTGGCCCAGGAGGCGTTGCTGGACGACAAAAACCACCGGTTAAATCCTACGAATATATCTATAGTGGAAAAAATAATGATATCTTAGATCTAGACATACAATTTAATGCCCTTTATTATACTGCCCTAACCACATACAGGTCCGCTGCGGCAAAACTTGCACAACCGCCCGATCCTAGTCTAGCAGAACAAGATGGAAATCCTAAAGGTGTTCAGATAGGTAGTGTGCAAGACCCAAATGCCATCATGCCCATGGTCATGAAACCACAGGTGGCAGATACTAGGACGATTACCGGTGGGGGCGCGATCACTCCCACACAGATAGCTGTGTCCGATCTTGAAGCTAGCCTGCTGACACTAAGTCAAGCAGATATGTTACATGTTCACCTTAAGATAATAGGAGATCCAAGTTTTATTAAACAAGATGATATATTTTGGACCCCCAGAGAACTTGCAGAATTTAAAGAACATCTGGTAAATGCCGACCCGCGCCTAACTCCAGATGGCAGTCTCAAGATGGATGGTGGGGAAGTCTATGTTAATCTCACATTCAGGACCCCAGTTGATATAGATGAAGACAGTGGTATGATGCAGTTCAAAAATAAAGATATCCTAGGTCCCACACAGACCAGTTTGTTCTCTGGACTGTATAGAGTAATGCGTGTCGAAAACGAATTCCGTAATGGACAGTTTACACAGATGTTAAATCTTATCAGATTACCTTTACAGGAAACACCGAAAAGCGGTGAAAGGGGAAACGCAGTTCCTGGACAAAGGGCAATATTAGACAACTATAATTTAGGCCCAGACTTTGGTACGTCAAATCCTGATATAGCAAGCACGGCAAATAGTACAACTTTGGAAGCGGAAGGGGCAGCACAGCCAGCACAGTCACAGGTTGGACCTGATGGCGCAGATCCATCTCTTAGGACCAAAGAAGAACAAGAACTAGCTGAAACACGTGCCCTAGCCGCAGAAGAACCAATCAGTGTTACGACTGAACCCCAATCAGTTCCACCGGGCCCAGCTGAAAACACATCTCCGCCAGTCCGATTACCAGATGGTGTTACCCAAGATCCAGCGAGTGGTAATTACAAATATAAAGGGTTAGTAATACCGGCGGAACCTGGCACTGACCAATTTAACAGAGCTGTTACTGCGGTTGACAACAAACAAACTATACAAATTACTCAAATTGACAATGTCAGTGGGAACCCAATAACAAGAACATTTGACGGTAATTATACTCAAGCCTCTGTAGAAAGAGCTCAAAATAATGTTACATTTGCTGAAAAGGAACTAGCCAGATTTGAAAATAAAGTTAGAACTGATCCTGAATTCCAAAATCTTAATGCAGAACAACAAACAAATCTAGATGTTGCTCGCGCACGCCGACAAGCTGAAGTTTCGGCAGCAAAATCTAATTTAGAACAGGCTAAATCCGGCAAATACGAATAAGGAATAATCAATGGCAATAGATCAAAGAGCAGGTACTAAGGTAATAAAAAGTCTACGTAGGGAAGAAGCAGGCGGAGCTCGCGTTGATCCCTATCCTTATATCGGCATAGTTAAAAATAATCTAGATCCCACACGCAGTGGTCGGTTACAGATCTACATACCAGATCTTGGTGGTGATGAAAAAGATCAGTTGAACTGGCGTACAGTCAGCTATGCTAGCCCATATATGGGATACACCACGAATGATAAAATCTCTGATACTGCCAACGCATTTGAAAGTGTCAGCCATAGCTATGGCATGTGGATGATCCCACCAGATATAGGCGTGCAGGTCATAGCATTATTCATAGCAGGTGACCCATTGCGAGGATATTGGGTGGCCTGTGTTAATCCAAATCTTAGCCATCACATGATACCAGCCATGGCCGGAAGTGCCAATGCTATAGGTAGTAAGGGTGTACCGACTCCTGTGGTTGAGTTCAATGAAAATGAAAAAGCAAATATTACCAATCCTGTTTTTTACAACTTACCAAAACCAATCCACAAGATACAGGCTGAAATATTAAAGGTGCAAGGACTAGATCGAGATCCTATACGTGGAGCGATTGGTAGCACTAGTCAGCGAGAAACTCCTAGCGCGGTATTTGGTATCAGCACACCAGGAAGACCATTAAACGATCCAGCAGATGATTTAAATTACATAACTAAATTAAATTCAGATAAACTACCACCAGAATATTTTAAAGTTACTGGACGCAAAGGTGGTCATACATTTGTCATGGATGACGGTGCTACCTTAGGACAGGATAAGCTGGTGAGATTACGCACAGCTGGTGGACATCAGATCCTCATGCATGATAGTGCTAATACTTTATATATTGCACATGCCGACGGCACTAGCTGGATTGAATTAACCAGTGACGGTAGAGTTAACGTCTACAGTCAAGGTGCATTCAGTGTCCGTAGCGAAAGCGATATCAATCTACACAGTGACAAAAATATTAACATCAATGCCGCAAATAATATTAATTTAAAAGCTGGTAATAAGATACAAGCAGAATCTGTCCGCACAACACTATTAACAGGTAGCCTAGGAGTTGAGGCCAGTGGTAATGCTGAATTTAAAACTGGAAGTCGTTTTAATGTAGAAACAGGCGCCAGTATGAGTCTTAAAGTAGGATCAACTTATGCTCTTGAAGCTAGCCAAATACTAAACAACAGTGGTGGTACTGTGGGGGTAGGTCAAATAAAAGGTTTTGTTATTGCTAACACAGATTTAAACACTATTGTCACGGTAGCACCAACACACGAACCATTTGATCGTGGTGTAACTCTTGCATTCTTTAACCCTGAAAATTCTAGTTCAGGTATTGAGCCACAAGCAACTTACACAGGCAATGTTGATGCAACTAAAAATCTAGCAGGCTCCGAAGTTAAATCACCAGCTGGAACAAAAGATCTACGTAATCAACCAGACCCTACTGGTACTGTGGGTAATCTAAGCAAAGATCAGATGACCGCGTATCTAGCACAGATTGGTAAGAGTGAAAGTGGTGGAAATTATGATACAACTAATCAACTAGGCTACGTAGGCAAATATCAATTTGGATATCAGGCACTGATTGATCAAGGTTATGTAAAATCGTCAGTGACCAGTAATGCACAACTAAGTAATCCTAACTCATGGACAGGTAAAGACGGAATCACTGATCGAAGTGCTTGGCTCAGCAACGGCAGTGTGCAAGAATCGGCTATGTTAACCTATACACAGACTAATTATACCCGCATGGTTTCCAATGGTGCAATTACAGCAGATATGCCACCAGAAGACGTTGGCGGAATGTTAGCGGCTAGTCATCTATTAGGTGCAGGCGGTGCAAATACATGGCGTAAAGGTGGCGGCGGTGCAGATGCCAATGGCACAACCGGCGACACATACTTCCAAAAAGGTAAGTTTGCAGTCAGCGTACTAGCACCGCAAGTAGCCGCAGTTAAAGCAGGATAAATATCTATATGGCTATCATGTATCGTGGATTTAGTACTATCGGGCGCAGTCGCAAGTATCGCCTAACGGATTTTGAGTTGGTAAAACAAGATCTAATCAATCATTTCTATATCCGCAAGGGTGAGAAGCTGATGAATCCTAATTTTGGCACTATCATATGGAACGTGGTCCATGAGCCTCTTACAGAAGATCTAAAAAGCGTCATAGTCACTGATATTAATAATATCGCCAGCTCAGACCCTCGCCTAAGCATAGATAACGTAGTAGTAACTGAATATTCACAAGGCATACAAGTAGAACTACAACTACGCTATGTTCAAACAAATCAGACTAATTTGCTCAATCTACAGTTTGATAATCAAAACAATACTCTAACAGCAGCCTAATTAACTACACACTTTATTTTCCTGATAAATAGTATTATAACAGGAAAATATCGATGGCGATTACCACAAGACAAAGCAGTTTACTAGTTGCTGAAGACTGGACTAAACTATATCAAACATTCCGTAATGCAGATTTCCAAAGCTATGACTACGAAACACTTCGTAAATCAATGGTTGATTATCTGCGTTTATATTATCCTGAAGACTTCAACGATTTCATTGAGTCCAGTGAATTTATCGCCCTAATTGATCTGATCGCTTTCTTAGGACAGAGCCTAGCTTTCCGCGGCGACTTAAATGCACGTGAAAACTTCATTGACACAGCACAACGTCGTGACAGTGTACTTAAACTAGCACGCTTAATCAGCTATAATCCTAAACGTAATATTGCAGCCAGCGGGCTATTAAAAGTAGACAGTGTCAGTACCACCGAAACAGTTTTTGACAGCAATGGACTAAATCTATCTGGACTAGTGATCAACTGGGCAGATTCCGCTAATGATAACTGGGCTGAACAATTTATAGCTGTAGTCAATGCTAGCTTAAACAGCAATCAGGCAGTGGGAAAACCCAGCAACAGCCAGCTGGTTAATAATATCTTAACAGAAGAATATCAGATCAACTTAATTCCTAATCTCACAGCCACATTTGCTTTTAGCGCAACCATCGAAGGAAGCCAAGTGTCATTTGAGATCGTTAGTCCAACATCAGCAGGGCAAGCATACATATACGAAAACACACCAAGACCAAACAGCAGTTTTAACCTACTGTTTAGGACGGATAATCTTGGCAACAGCAGTAATAACACAGGATATTTCTTGTTTTTCAAACAAGGTGGTTTACAGAGCATAGATATAAATTTCCAAGAAAGCTTACCTAATCGTGTGTATAGTCTAAATGTTGACAATATCAACAACACGGATATTTGGTTATTCAGCTTAGATCAAAATGGTAACTACAGCACCCAATGGACCGCTGTGCCTAGTGTTGGCGCTACTAATATTATCTATAATAAAACAGTAAATAAAAATATCTATCAGGTTAACACACGTGCAGGTGACCAGATAGATATTATCTTTGGTGATGGTGCGTTTGCTAACATTCCGCAGGGTAGATTTAAACTATTTTATAGAGTCAGTAACGGATTGAGCTATAAGATATCTCCAGACGAATTGCGTGGAATCACCATCCCAATAAATTACGTCAGCCGCGGTGGACGTATAGAAACTATCAACATCCGTGCTAGTCTACAATACACAGTAACTAATGCTACTACACGTGAAACAATAGATGACGTACGACAAAAAGCACCACAGCAATATTACACGCAGGATCGTATGGTCACGGGTGAAGACTACAATATCTTACCTTATACACTATTCAGCAGCATATTAAAAGTCAAAGCAGTGAACCGCACCAGCAGTGGCGTGAGCCGTTATCTAGACGTTATCGATACCACAGGCAAATATAGTTCAACTAATATATTCTGTCAAGATGGTATACTATATCGTGATGATCCTATAAGTTCATTTAACTTTAGTTTTAACACAGTAAATGATATCTATAAGGTAATTAATAATCAAGTAAAACCTCTGACATCAACTAAGGAAATGCAACAGTTTTTCTATTCTAGCTATAATGCTGTTAATATACCCAATACCTTCTGGAATAAATCACTAGATGAAGCTGGTCTCACTGGATATTTTGTAGACAGCACGGATAATATCTTACAAGTTGGGCAATTCGTAGCTGATAATAAAAGTTATATTAAACAAGGTTCTATCTTAAAATTCTCAGCTAATACAGGTTATTATTTTGATGCACGAAATACCATTCAATCAGGAACTCCTAGCGGTAGTGGAGACAAGTATTTTATCTATGCACAGATCGTGCAGGTACTTGCAGATGGTACTAATGGCGGTGAAGGCAATTTAGACAACGGTAGTGGGCCAATAACCCTTAATCAAGTAGTACCAACTGATGCACAGGCTGTGCGTGTATTTCCTGTATTCAACAATGAATTTTCAGCCGCTGTGAACACAGACATAGTAGATTATATACAGGCCTATAAAGACTTTGGCCTGCGTTATGATGTCGTTCAATCAGCATGGACTATCATACTTCCAGAAAATCTAAACACAGGAGATTTCAGTTTAGGTAATGCTGGTAATACTAGTGCTAGTAGTCTTGACAGCAGTTGGCTGATACGTTTTCAAACTGTAGGTCGTACCTATACAGTCTATTATCGAAAACTTGAATACATATTTGAAAGCCTACAAGAGACAAATTTTTACTTTGATAATCGCGTGAAGATCTTTGATCCAAGAACGGGATTCACGATCAAAGATCAGGTAAAAGTTTTAAAAGTTAATACTAATCCTGATGATACTAATTCGTTAGCATTAGATTACATATGGCACATTTATAATAACATAGTTGAAGTAGACGGTTATGCTAATCCTAACAAGATATTAGTAACTTTCCCTGACAGCAATGATGATGGAATTCCTGATAATCCTGAATTGTTTGAATTATTAGTTAATCCTACTGTTAACACACAGAACAAATATGTTTATTTCCAAAATACATTTGGCTATGATAACTTCGTCATACTGACTCCAGTCAGCAATAGTCAAGTGGTTAGTATCTATAACACATTAGTTGCCGCACAGACAGCTGCAACATTATATCAGGATGGTCAACTGTTCTATATTATTCCGACTGATACTTTTTACCAATTGACTGTAAGCGGAGCAACTTATACGCTGAATGTGGTTACTAATTATTCAGCTAAGATTGGACGACAGGATCTATATTTCCAATATAGACACAGCAGTCCTAATAATCGCCGTATTGACCCAAGCCCAAACAATATAGTTGATCTATATATTTTAACCAAAACCTATGCTACAGACTATCTTGCATGGATCCAGGATACCACTAATACGGTCCTACAACCATTAGCACCAACTCCTGAATTATTAGGAGTAGATTTTAACAATTTAGAAAAATATAAAGGTATCAGTGATACCATAATTTATAATCCAGCTAAATTCAAACCTATATTTGGGGCCAAGGCAGAACCAGCATTAAGAGCTACATTTAAGGTAGTTAAAAATTCCAGCGTGATAGTCAGTGATAACGATATCAAAACATCAGTTATAGCTGCGATTAACAGATATTTTGACATAGCTAATTGGGACTTTGGAGAAACTTTTTACTTCAGTGAATTGTCGGCGTATCTACACAGCGTTCTAGCACCTAATATCGCATCAGTGACTATTGTGCCAATCAGTGCTAGCGAAACATTTGGTAGTTTATTGCAAATCAACGCAGAATATAACGAGATCATCGTCAGCGCCGCAACAGTTGATAATGTACAGATTATTAGTGCTATTACTGCCGCACAGTTAAACCAAACAGTAATAGCGTAAGTGATGAATAATATTCAAGAGAAGAGATCATAATGGCCGCAAGAAAAAGTATAAATTTACTACCGGGAGTCTTTAGGACTGAGGTTAATGAAAAGTTCCTAAGTGCTACACTAGATCAGTTAATTTCTGAACCATCACTGAAAAATCTCTACGGTTATATAGGACGTAAATTTGCACCAACTTTCGCCCAAGCTGATAGTTATATCACAGAAGATTCTGATCAGAGACAAAATTATCAACTAGAACCTGCTACGATAATAAAAGATTTAGATGGTAATACCACATTCTTTGCCAGCTATATCGATTTTCTTGACAAGATAAAATATTATGGTGGATTTGTCAATGATCACAGCCGCCTATTTTCTAGCGAATACTACAGCTTTGATCCTAAAATTAGTTATGATAAATTTGTAAATTTTGGACAATACTATTGGCTACCAAATGGTCCAGCTAGCGTACAGGTCAATACCTCCGGCGTTGAACTGGTCAAGACTTTCATAGTGACACGTAATGATGATACGAATAGTTATGATTTTACAAGTGATGGAGTAACTAATAATACCTTAATACTAGCACGTGGAGGTACGTATATTTTCACCGTTAATCAATCCTCAAGATTTTACATACAAAGTGAACTTGGTATCGATGGCTTACTAAACGTGTCTCCAACTATCAGCAGTAGAGATGTCCTAGGTGTAACAAATAATGGTGCTACCAGTGGTAATATTATATTCAATGTACCTCAGAAAAATGCACAGGATAGATATCTAGCTATGACGCTAGTAGCATCAGTGGATTATGCAGTGCCCTTAGCATTTTCTAATATACAAAATAGATTGCTAGGGGATTTTGTCACTGACTATCCACAATACGCAGGTCTTACGGGATCACTAGATGGCAAAACAGTGATTTTTGTTGATCAAAATCTGTTAACTAATTTTGGTGAAGAAGCCTGGACAGTGGCTGGTGAAGAAGACAGTGTATCTATAACCTATGATAAAGGTAGTGTGGTTCCTGACGCATTAAGATATGGCGTCTGGAAGATACAGCTTATTCCAACTGGCAGTGACTATTTAATAAATGCCTATCCATTTATTGCTGTTGCCATAGATCAAAAAGTATATATCCGATATGGATTAGTTAACGCTAATCAAGAATTCTATAAAGAATTTACAGGATTCTTTGAACGCATGCCGTTGATTACTGCTACGGCAAATAATCTTGTGATCCAAGACAGTTTGAGAAGTGATATCTATACCAAGATTAAAATAGTCGATCCAAGCGGTTTTAATATTGATGTTGAAGATGATATATTAGGTGAACTTAATTATACTAGTCCCAATGGTGTAGAATTTACCAGTGGATTAAAAATACAATTTGATACTGATGTTACTCCTGCGGCATATCAGGGTAATACCTACATCGTAGAAAACGTTGGTAATAGTATTAGATTAGTTGATATTGATCTATTAGTAAAGCCCGAACCATTTAATGATGAACTAGCGACTAATTACCCCGTACAACAGATAGTATTAAGCCTCGCAACTAATGCTATAATTCCTGGTGGTACCGTGATCACAGTAGGAAGTTTTACCATCGAAACTAACAAGGAAACAGCGCTGGGGGCGATTAAAATCACCACGCTGAATTCTGTAGATGCTATCACTAAAGGTATGACAGTCACAGGTAACGGAATAACAAGTGGAACTACTGTTTATGATGCATTTGCTGAAACAGTATTTCCTGACTATATCACTATCAAACGAGATGCATTAGACCTAAATGCTTGGTCTCGCAATAATTGTTGGTATCATGTGGATGTGATCAAAGCTACCGCAGAATATAATAATGATGTGCTAATACTAGATCAGAGACTGCGTGCCCAGCGACCTATCGTGCAGTTTGAAGATGATCTGCAATTATTCAATCATGGTCGCATTGGTAAACGATATATTGATATATTAGACACTAATATCACAGATGCTTTTAATCAACTCGAAGGACAATTAGTAGATGATGGTGGCACAATAACTTATGTTCCGCAACCTGCACCCAATCCAGCAGAGGTTTACTATGATGGTGTCTTGGTTGGTACAGCCGACACGGTTAATTTTATAGGTGAAGGTGCGTTTGGAGTCACCCTATTTAATGGTATGCGTGTGCTGTTTGCTGAAGATGAAGATCCGTTGGTAAGAGATAAAATATATGTGTTAAATCTCGTGCAGTTTGAAGTTGATACGCTGGGTAGACCAACAGGAGCCAAACGTATTAAATTAACCATAGCAGACGATGGTGATGCAGCTGAGTGGGATTCTGTGGTTGTCAAATTAGGAGAATATAAAGGTAGTGCTTGGTGGTACAACGGAGTTAATTGGTTAGAAAGCCAACAAAAAACTGCACTACAACAAGATCCATTATTTGATGTTTACGACAGTAATGGTGTGAGTTTATCTGATATTAATTATTATCCTCGCAGTACATTTGTCGGCACTAGAGTTTTTGGATATCAAAGAAATACATCAGGTGCAGATGATGCGGTATTAGGGTTTACATTGAGCTATAGGAGTTTCCAAAGTCAAGGCGATATCCTGTTCTCTAATTACTTTAATACTGATACATTTGAATATGTTGTTGATCAAGAGACTATCAATGAAAATATCAGCATAGGATTTCTACAATCTATCAATGATAGAACAACTACTGTTGCTAAAAATACCTGGCGCACAGTTATAGAACCTAGTCGCCAGTATCAATTAATAACGTTTGAATATGATGGAACTAATAGTCCATTTGTTTTAGACATTACCCCAAATGCACAAAATGTTCATGGTACAACAAATACTATTCCTTATGTTAAAGTTTATCAAAACAAAACATTTCTTAAACAAGATAAGTGGACATTAAGCACTGACGATAAACTAACACTGTTGACGACATTGGCTGTAGGCGATACTGTTGATGTAGAAATCTACAGTACAGAAATCAGCACTTTGGGACATTATGCAATTCCATTAAATTTAGATCTCAATGCACAGAATGTTGACATTACAGATTTAACTTTAGGACAAATTAGAAATCACGTTGTAGAACTCAGCAGGAATAGCACCAACATTGTCGGTGATGTGTTGGGTGCGTGTAATCTTCGCGATCTTGAAATTAAATCTCAAGGTGGTACTATCCTACAACACAGTGCACCATTACCTTATGCACAACTGTTCTTGTTAGATCAGCAGGCCAATTTCATAGATTCGGTGAAACTAGCACAGCGTGAATATACCAAATTTAAAAACAAATTCCTTGAACTTGCAGCTAGCCTACCTGGCATAGATCCAACTGATCCTATAGCCAGCGTTGATTTAATCATAACACAGATTAATCTCAATAAAACACCAACAATGCCATGGTTTTATAGCGACATGGTACCATATGGTACACTTAAAAATACCATAACCTATACAGTATTTGATCCATTTGTACTCAGTTATGAAATCACTACGGTTTTTTCATCTGTGACTTTAACTAATACAGCAGTGTTAGTCTATTTAAATAATGTGCAGTTGATATTAGGTATAGACTATACGTTTGACACGCTCCGACCTGCGATTACAATTAATGATACTGTGATTACGTTAGCTGTTGATGACATAATAACCTTAGTGGAATATACTAACACTGATGGCTCCTATATTCCAGAAACACCCAGCAAACTAGGAACATATCCAAAATTCAAACCAGAAATCGTGGCAGACGATACCTATAGATCCACTATCAATGTCATACGTGGCCATGATGGCAGTATCACTCCGGCATTTAATGACTATCGCGACAATTTCTTATTAGAATTAGAAAAACGCATCTATAATAATATTAAATTACCAGACAGTGGCACTTATCAGGATATATTCAGCGTGCTTCCTGGAAAATTCCGAGATAACGGATATAGTTATACTGAACTGTGGAATATTCTAAGCAAGAATTTCTTAACTTGGGTTGGAAATAACAGGATAGCAGATTTTTCTGAAAATAACATATTTGAAAGCAGCGAACAATTCACCTGGAACTATTCAAGGTTTACTGATCGCCTTGATAGCGAATCCATGGTGGGTAGTTGGCGTGCAGTTTATCTATATTTCTATGATACCATCTATCCACATACACGTCCATGGGAAATGTTAGGTTTCTCAACTCGACCAAATTGGTGGGAAGATTTTTATGGTCCTGGACCTTATACAGGCGGTAATAAATTACTATGGGATGATCTAGAAGCTGGCCGCATACGCGATGGACAAAGAGCCACGGAGAATCTAGGATATGGTGTAGGTATAGATCCAAAATATCGCCGTCCTGGATTAAGTCAAGTAATCCCTGTTGATGACAATGGATATTTATTAAGTCCAGCACAGGTAATTGCCAAAGCAGCTGTTGGAAAAAATGCCGCTACTGCTTGGGCAGTGGGCCAACTAGGTCCAGTAGAGTGGGCATGGCGTACTAGCAGCGAGTATCCATACGCAGTTCAGCAGGCAGTAGCGTTGGCCAAACCAGGTTTATATTTTGGGCAATTTATTGATACCTATAGGATACAATATAATTCTGTATTAGGCCAATATCTCACAGATGGAAATCATCATGTAAGACAAACTGATATAACCTATAATGGTGATAATAGTTCAGGTACTGTGATTAGAAGTGCTGGCTATTTAAATTGGATTGCAGATTATCTTAGGAATCTAGGGATTAACCCTAGCACTAAGATCACTAATATGCTGCAAAACTATAATGTAAAACTAGCCTATAAGATGGCTGGGTACAGCGATAAGAAATATCTACAAATACTTGCAGAACAAAGCAGTCCCACTAGCACAAATGCCAGCATCATACTACCTGAAGAAAACTATGATGTAGTGTTGTATAAATCAACTCCTGTGGATACAGTAACATATAGTGCAGTGATCGTAGAAAAAACCACCAACGGCTTTACTGTTAGGGGGTACGATTTAAACAGTCCTTATTTCACTATCATACCTAGTGTGGTTAATAATAATGGCTACAAGATCACAGTGTTAAATAGCTCAGGCACTGTGTTCAACGATTATAGAAAAATTAAATTAACTGTCCCATATGGTTATGAATTTAAAACAACACAACAGGTTGTAGATTTCTTAATCAGTTATGAAAGATATCTTATATCACAGGGATTCACTTTTAATGACAGAGACGGTGATCTAGGTGAGACTAGAAACTTTAAATTATCAGTAAAAGAATTTTTATTCTGGTCACAGCAAGGATGGAAGGCTGGTACTTTATTGGTCATGAGTCCAGTGACTAATTCTATCAATTTAGTCACAGTTGGTAATATCGTAGACGAAGTCTCTGATAGCCAACATGGTAGTAAGATCGTTGATCAAAACTTTAATTTGGTTAAAAAAACAGGATATCAGGTATTACGCAATGCCGCTGGTTTTAAAGTAACACTAGCAGATGATAATGTGTTGGCATTGGTCAAACTAGATCTGGTACAATTTGAACATGTGTTAACATTTGACAATACCACAGTATTCAATGATGTCATCTATAAACCAGAGCTGGGCAACAGACAGTATCGATTAAAATTAATTGGACAAAAAACTGATCTTTGGGACGGTAGCCTTTATGCTCCAGGATTTATTTATAATAATAAAACAGTACAACCATGGATAGCAGGCAAAGATTATCTCAAAGGTGAACTAGTTGAATTTAAAGATCAATATTATGTAGCCCTTAGCAATGTCGCCGCTTCTACTGAATTCCTTTATGCATTTTGGAAACAACTATCATCTTCAGAAATACAAACTGGTCTATTGAATAATTTTTCAACATTAGCAGTAGGTAGCAAAAGTTTTTATGACAGTTATGGAACCTTGCGAGACAATGATCAACTGGCATATAGCCACGGTTTAATTGGATTTAAACCAAGACAGTATCTAGCCGATCTTGGAGTCAGTGATACTACACAAATTGAATTCTATAAAGGTTATATCAGGCAAAAAGGGTCAACCAATGCTGTTGATGCACTGACAAAAGCTAGATTTAATAATCTGTCAGGAAACATCAGCCTGTATGAAGAATGGGCGGTGCGCATAGGTGAATATGGCGCAGTAGATTCTAATCCATATATAGAAATATCTTTAGATGAACAGATATTCTCTGTAAATCCTGCTGTAGCAGAATTCGTTGACGTTGGTGATAGCAATCTTGGCGATGGGTTAACAGTATTCAATAAATCTCAGCTATATAAGTCAACAGATGATTTTAATGGGAACATAGCACTAAACAGAGATAATTACAGCGATTATGACAATGATATACTGACCGCTGGATATGTGCATCTTGAAGATGTGTCAACTACCATCTATGATATAGCTAATTACACTGAATTAAATGATCAACTAGCTGATATAGGTGCTGGATATACTATCTGGTGCGCGAAAGATTTCTCAGGCAAATGGAACGTATATAGAGTTAGTGAAACAAATAATTCCACTACTAATTTAAGTAATGCCCTTGATGGATTTATTACTTGGACCATGACTACTCCACATGGTCTAGCACAAAATGATATATTCTTGATCCGCGGATTCAATAATAATTTCAATGGTTTTTATCAAGTCTATGCAGTCCTTGATCTGAATAGGGTTACGGTGAGATATCAAGGAGCGGCAGAAAATCTTGATGATCTTAATACATTAACAGGCAATGGAATATTATTCGTCCTTAATAGCCTAAGATTTACTTACATGGAAGATTCTAGAGTCTATGGACTAACTAATCCTCTGAACAGATGGCGTGTAGGAGAAAAAATCTGGATCGATGAAGATGCAGCTACAGATAGCATACAAGGTCAACCATATGATACTCCTAGTGGCGGATGGAAGGTATATGAGAAAACTGAACCATGGTCATATGATCAGACACTGATCAAATCCAGTGGTGATTATAAGGCTAATGATGGGTTTGGGACCAGTGTAAAATTAAGCTATGACGGATTGCTGGCGGCAGTAGGTAGTCCTTACGCAAATTCTTTACCGTACTATAGTGGTGGTGTGGAAGAAATCACTGGTCGTGTAAATACCTTTGATAAGAACTATGCTGGGTTATTTGTTAACGGTTTTACCTTAGTTCCAACAGCCGGTAATGCAGCAGTAACTAATAGAGAATTTGGTCACAGCGTTGATCAAGCCATAGGCAAGGTTGCAATTGGAGCTCCTGGTAGTTATGCTAATATAGGTTTAGTTTATGTTTATAATCGTGTTGCTGGAACTACAGATTTCAGTAAACCTAGCATCATATGGTCTGGCAATGCTATAAGTGGTGCAGGTGATAGATTTGGGTCAAGCATATCATTTGATGAAAATGGTACTTGGTTATATGTAGGTGCTCCGGGAAATGATAGAGTATATGTCTATGGATTAAACAAATATCTATCTACTCAAGAACAAATCATTGCTGTTAATAATCGTAACATAATCAGATTAAGCGGAAATATTAGTATAGCTAATCTTGCAACTATAAGTAATCCAGATAATGGGGCTACCGCTACGGTATTGTCATTTACAGGTAATACATTCTTAGATTCGCAATGGGCTGCAAATATTGTAGTTTCCACGCTAACTGGTTTTACAGAAGGAAATATTTCAGCGAATATATATGTAAATGACTTTAATTCTGGCCTCTATGCAAATCTGTTATTTACATTTTCAAATACCAGCACTATTACTACAAGTTTTGTTCCAGAAATCACAGGCATAGCCGAATCACTGCTAGTAACAAATAGTAATAGAGTTTTCATACCTAATTTAGATTATACTGTGAGTGGAACACTAATTACATTTACTAATAATCTCACACAAGATGTTTATGCTATCAAACAACAACCTTACTATGCGTTATCAAACACTATCCAGGGACCAAGTGGTAGTAATTTTGGGTATAGTATGGACAGCAGTCTTGATGGGGCTCAGCTTGGTGTAGGTGCACCTAGTGCAAATGTATTTGTAGGTAATTCATGGATACAGGCAGCAGGTGCTGTATATGTTTATGATAGAGTTATAGAAGCCTTTGAATCTACTGGCTTACTAGATTATACTACGACTGGTACGATTGAAACTACAGTACGCAGAGTAACAATAGATAATGTAGAAGTAACTAATTATACTATACCAGGAGGTCCAGGATCAAATACCATACGATTTATAAATCCTCCTGCACTTGGTAAGACAATCTATATTGAAACCAATCAGTTCAATCTATTAGAACAACTGATAGGCGTAGACAGCCTCGAAGGTGGCACAGATGCCATACAAGCTAACGCGGCATTTGGCACGGATCTAACTATCTGTAGTAATAACTGTGCGATCTATGTCGGTGCACCATACTATAATGCCGGCACCAATTATAATACCGGTGCTGTGTGGAAATTCCATAACAGGGGCAGATTGTATGGTACTAACAATGGCTACACAGTAAATCCAATATTTACACCTGGTGATACTTTAAGATTAGATAACTTTGAAATCACAGTACAAGGTCGCTTGATGCCCACGACATTTGATGCCAACACAGCATCAACTATTGCAAATATTGCATCATTATATGTTAGTGCCAACATCTTGGCATTAAGCAGTAATATAGTTGCTAACGTTGGTCAGATTATCAGTCAAAATCTTGGCAGTGGATATTATGCTAATGTGGTAGTGTTGGCAAATACCACTCCAAGTAGTAGTAACACAGTTGTAGGATCTAAGTTTATCACAGTAGGTGGCAATATCAGACTTAGTGGGCAATTGACTGCTAATGTGTTTAATTACGGTCCAGGTAATGTAGTTACTCTGTATGCTAACGCTAGCAGTGGATATAGCGGTACTGTTTCTACTGCTTATCCGATGGCCAGCTTAGATAGTCTAATCAAAGATATCAATGATGCTGAACTCTTAGGCATAAGCGCAGTAAACGAAAATAATACCCTAAGATTAAATACTAACAAGACTGTGGCTAAGAATCTATTGCGTGTGTTGACCGGCACTAATAGCTTAGGTAGCGCCGGTGTGTATGCGGCTCTAGACATGAAAATATTTGCATTCATGCAGATTATTGTTAATCCTTATAATACTCCTGGTGAATATTTTGGCAACAAGGTTGTACTAGCACAAAATGCCTATATGTTGGTTATTGGCAGTGAACGTGGTACCACTAGATCTTATGCTAGATTTGACGTGGTAACTACATCAAATGTAGCGATAGCTACTACCACACTAGATGTAGACAGCACCAGATTCTTTGACAGCGTATCAGGCAGTGGTAGCGTTTACATTTACGAACTGTATGATGATCCACGCGATGAAGTAGAAGCCCCAGGACGTTATAGTTTTGCACAACAATTACGAGTCCCTAATTTAGATCCTGATAATCTCGATGATGAACTTAATATCGGGGATAGATTTGGAGCTGCTATAGATATTATTGGAACTAATATTATAGTTAGCGCACCTAGTGATGATACCATTGATATTGACGGTAACCCATTAACTAAAGATAATGCAGGTAGCATTTACATATTCGCTAATCCAGCTATGACTCGCGGTTGGAATCTCATACGTTATCAAGAGGATAAAGTTGATGTTGATAGTGTGAACAGAATTTTCTTATACAGCAATCAGACCAACACAATTTTAACTAATTTAGAATTTATAGATCCAGCTAAAGGTAAGATTTTAGGTCTAGCTGATCAGGAAATAACTTACAAAACAGAATATGATCCAGCTGTGTACAATCGTGGCACCAATGCTAATAGTAATTATTATTGGGGCGCTGAACAGGTCAATCAAGTTTGGTGGAATCTCAGCCAAGTGCGTTTCATTGATTATGAACAGGGCAGTCTTACATATCGCAGCATCAATTGGGGTAGGTTATTTCCTGGCAGTATTATAGAAGTTTGTGAATGGGTAGAATCGTCGGTGTTACCAAGTCAATATATCGAAGCAGGATTCGATGGTCGTCCTAAATATGCAGATAACAGTCAATATGTTGAGATAGTCCGTGTTGATCCCAACACCAATATCATTGGTAGCACATACTATTTCTGGGTAACTAACAAGACTAGTTTAACTGGAAATGATCCTACACGTACATTACCTATACAGTCAGTTGCTAACTATATTAATGATCCTAAGGGACAAGGTATTGCCTATGCCGCTATTATCAAAAAAGATGCTATCATACTTTATAATGTAGGCAACTATCTATCTGCACAAAATACAATCCTGCATCTAGATTATGACATGTTAAAAAATACTAATGTCATTCACAGTGAATATGAATTAATACAGAAATCAAATCCAGTCAGCCTTATACCTGAAAAGATCAGCAGTAAAATGATAGACAGCCTGTCAGGTATTGACACACTTGGTCGCATAGTACCAGATCCAAGATTGAGCCTGGCAGATCAGTACGGTATCAGCGTCCGCCCAAGACAGAGCATGTTCAATGATCGCCTAAGAGCCATGAGTGATCTAATCGAATATGTCAATGATATATTGATTACTAAACCTATAGCCAGACAATATGATCTAACAACTTTAAGTGCAGAAGAAGTACAACCTAGTTTAAAATTAGGTGAATATGATCTGGCTATTGCCACTGAAGCTGATCTAGACTATATCGATACAGCATCTTTATCCGCTGGATATCGCGTGCTAGTAGAACAAAACACAGAACAAGATAATCTTTGGACCTTACATGAGCTACAATCAGATGACACTTGGGATATCGTTAGAGTACAGAGTTATAAGTCTAGTCTCTATTGGGAATATGTAGATTGGTATGCTGAAGGATTTAGTAGTAATGAAGTTATCGAATATGTAGTTGAAACACTACCAGATGCTCTTAAATTACCAGTGGCAGTAGGTGATGAAGTCTTGGTAAAGGTCAATAGCAGCACAGGCGGCGGATTCAATCTGCTGACAGTATTAGGTGATGGTAGTTTCAGTGTAGTTGGTATTGAGAATGGTACTATACAGCTAAAAACAAGCCTTAGTAATTTCGCTGACAATGGTATCGGACTTGGAAATCAAGGATTTGATTCTAGTAGATTTGATCAGAGTCCGAATATTGAAATACGCTACATATTAGAAGGATTAAAAAACGACATCTTCATTAATGAACTACAAGGTACATACAATAACTTGTTCTTTGTAATGATGAACTATTTACTCAGTGAACAAAAATATGTTGATTGGCTATTTAAAACTAGTTTCGTCAGCGTAACACATAATCTTAGAGCGCTGACACAACCAGCTAACTACATCAAAGATAATATCACCTATTATGAAAATTATATCAATGAGGTAAAACCTTACATAACCAAGATACGTGAATATCTGACCAACTATGATGGTAACGATAATTTTGAAGGCAGTGTCACTGACTTTGATCTAGCACCATACTATGATACTGATACGAAAATATTCCGCAGTCCAGATGGTACATTCATTGAAAAAGATCAACAACTGTGGGCTACTGGTTATCTAACATCTAATAGAGGATTAATCAATCAAGATTATACACAGTGGTATAAGAATAGGAATTTCTATGTTGACGAAATCATCATTACAAATCCAGGTAGCGGATACGTTGTAGAACCAACTATAACTATAACCGGCGGTGGTGCAAATGTACAGGCTACAGCCACAGCAGAGATCGATGGGGACACTGGAACTATAACCAGCATCACAGTAGTGACTCCTGGTAATGGATATTATCTAACACCAACAGTGACCATAAATGGCAGTGCTGATACAGAAGCAACTGCTTATGCTGTCTTGCGTAATAATCAACTGAGAACATTTGATACCACACTAAAATTTGATCGTATCTCATATGGCACCACTGTTGATCAATGGGCCGCTAATACTTTCTTCTCTGCCAATACTATCGTAAGTTACAATGGGCAAGGGTATAGGGTCATATCGAATATAACAACTAGTTCAACATTTGTTACTAGTGACTATACCAAATATTCAGCAAATAATTTCAGTAATGCAAATGATCGTATCATGGCCTACTACGATCCAACTAATACGATGCCGGCCAAAGATCTAAATCAATTGATCTATGGCATAGAATATCCTGGTGTTAAAATACAGGGATTAGATTTTAATCAGCAACCAGGATTCAGTGGTGAGATCCGTGCTAATATTACATTCAATACTGCTATAAGTACCGCTGTTGGTGAAGTGATTACTCAACCAGAAGCAGATATTATCCTAAACTTTAGTAATGTTATCACAGCCAATATTGGTCAAACTATCAGTCAATATCAAGGTGCTGGTATATATGCTAATGTCACAGTATATGGTAATACCATGTCAAATGGAGTTACACAAGGTAATATAACTAGTTCACTGACTGGATATTTCCTTAAAAACGATGAGTTCACATTTAACGCCACAAACCAAATTAAGATAGACAACGTATCACAGTTTAGTAATGTATTTGTTGCCAATGCAAATGTAATATTATCTTATTGGTCTAATCTTGCTATCAAACCAATATCATCTACAGTAGGTGGAATAGTATCGGTTGAAACTGCTGTGCCAGATGCCGCTATCACAGTAACAAGAGTTTGGTCCAGTGTTAAGATACAAGGTACTATTAGTTCATCATCAGACTTTATCGTTGGTAACGTCGCAGCCGCTAGCCTAAGGAATGGCAATGTTAAAATTGGTAGTACTTGGGCTACAGTATATCCAATACAAGTAGATTATATTAGTACTACTTTAGGTACACCATTTGACAGTGGCGATTACGACAATATTGACTATGACGAAGATGGCAATCCGATAGTCAGTGAAAACAGTATTGATACTATCATCCG